ATCAGAACGGCTTGCACAGAATTATGTTAATTCAATTGAACGAATTATTTATTATGTGGATAATTATGATGTTCTGGGGGATGAATATAAAAAACATATTGAAAAATATATTGAAGAAAAGAATGAGGATTGGATAAGAAAATATCGTCCACGGCGGTTGGAAAATAAATGGATTCTCTAGAATGTTTTAGCAGGTATTGTAGATTTTTTGATTGTTTGCTTATTGTTTGCTTATTATTTGCTTTCCTTATCTATATATATAAAAAAGCCACCCGTATGATTTTTACCAGTTAGTGTTTTTCTTAAGACTAAAGACATTTTTTCACATTCCCGAATCATTTTTTTAATTATATCAATGTCAGCTTGATAAAATTCTTTATATTTTTTGTATTGTTTTTCTTTCATATAATGTTTTAAGCATTTTTCAACATCATCAATATAATCAGTTTTATAAACTAATTTAACTTTAATATTATCTTCGTGTGATGATTGATGAGTTTTAAGTCTTGATTTAAAATCATTAGTTTTACCAATTTTATATACACCAGATAAATTTAAATCAGTTTGCAAAACGTATATTACACCTTCTTTTGCAGATTGAACTGTAGGTTTTTGATTCTGTTCATATTTATCAAATTTAACATTTTTATATTTATCAATATGTTTTTCTAAATCTAAAAAATATGTTCTAACTTCTTCTGCTTTTTTTGTTCTGGATAACATACATAATCGTTTCATACACTCTGGGGTTAGTAAAATAATTTCGCGCGGTCTTCCATTAGTTTTTTCATTACTTTTAGATACTATATAATCTATATCTTTAGTATAACTTTTAATTAATGTATCTTTAATATTGCTTTTATAACCCCCAAGCCATTTAGATAGAACATCTAGATTAATAACAAAATCAGAGTCTAATGTTTTATGGTCATAAAGTGAAAAAAAATCATCTATAAATTTAGAACTAATAAGCGTATGTGTTTTTAAATATTCAGGTAATTCCTGCATCTAATAATTATATTTATATTAAAGTATTGATATTATTTTTTTAAATAGTTTTTTAATTATATTTATTTATACATAGATAATAATTATAAAAATTACTATTAATAAGTTTTCCTGGAAAGGCAGGAAAAGTCATTATTTTAGGTGTAAATTTCAAATTAATATAATAAATTTATCTATAAAATTAAATAGAAATATTTAGAAATATGTTTATCAATATCCGAACTAATAGGCATATCCGCAAATAAATGACCGATGTTAATTCAATTGAGCGAATTATTTATTATGTGGATAATTATGATGTTCTGGGGGATGAATATAAAAAACATATTGAAAAATATATTGAAGAAAAGAATGAGGATTGGATAAGAAAATATCGTCCACGGCGGTTAGAAAATAAATGGATTCTCTAGAATGTTTTAGCAGGTATTGTAGATTTTTTGATTGTTTGCTTATTGGCTATGTTTTGTAATTAGTTTTTTACAATCTTCTATTTCATTTTTTATTTCTTCAATAGTTTTATTGCATATTATTTCATTTTTACTACTCAATCTTTTCAATATATTTAAATTTAATACACACTTTTCTAATTGTTTTTTGCTTACATTAACATTTTCTTGATGTACTATTTCTATATCCGGATGTCCTGTTTTATATGTTGCAAGTCGCATGTTAAGATTTGTAGTATAGCCAATTTTATAACATTGTTGTTCTTTACCGTCTTTTAAAGTTTTTACTTTTAATACATAAATAAAACCTTTTCCAGATATATTTGTATATTTTTTAGTAGTTGCACGTTTCATAGATTGTTCTTTTTGTATAAGTTGCATTTTATTTGTAATTCTTTTTAATTTTTTTTTATCAGTAGAATTTACAATATATTTACCTGTTTTACGTATTGAAGGTAAAATATCACCATATAATATTCTTTTAAGTTCTATTGCTTTTGGCTTCACTGATTTATCTAGAAGCATAAATAAACCAGATTCACTAATCATTTTCATATATGATCTTATATAATTATTATATTCAATATGTTGTTTTTGTGGAACATTTTTTAATAATTTTTCTAATGTAAGTATTTCTGTTTTATTAACATCAATTCTTTTTATTTCTGTCTTAATGTTTTTATATTCTAATGTGCTGAATATTTGACGTAATGAAAACCAAATTTTACTATCATTATCAGTTAATATTAATATTTTATTACCATTTATATCAATAATATTTTTATAAATATCTACAATTAAACTTCCTAAGGACATACTTATTTATTAGATTATTATATAGTAATTAGATATTTTTATTTAATGTCTTCATAAATATACAATATACAATTTACAATTTATATTTTTTTAAGGAGGGGGTCTTCGAATGAGCCCCACTTTGAAAAAATACGCTCAAATGTCATAATATATATATAATATATATACTAATTAGAAAATATTATTAAAATATTTAGTATATTTTTAATTAAAAAGAGTATACGTCAAAAGAGCATACCTTTATTTCTAAATGCATATATCAGAACGGCTTGCACAGAATTATGTTAATTCAATTGAGCGAATTATTTATTATGTGGATAATTATGATGTTCTGGGGGATGAATATAAAAAACATATTGAAAAATATATTGAAGAAAAGAATGAGGATTGGATAAGAAAATATCGTCCACGGCAGTTGGAAAATAAATGGATTCTCTAGAATGTTTTAGCAGGTATTGTAGATTTTTTATTGTTTGCTTATAGTAATAGAATATAATGTCTGAAAAAAAAGGGTATTCAAAGTATTCTAGATTAGCAACGGAAAGACCTTCCATTGGTATAAAATCTTGGTTACATAAAAAAAGAAGACAAAATACTAATGAAGAGAATAATAATATATTTAATTTTGCAATACCATTAGAATTAAAAGGACAAACAAAATATAGTTATCTAGAACATCGAAAATTTAATTATTTTACGGATAATATAATTAATGCAGTTTCCAGAGAACTAGATGAAGATGTTGGTGATATAATAACTGGTCATTTATATTCTAATAGTGAAGATAGAGAATTTAGTGAAGATAGCCAATATTTAGAGAATTTGAAAGCATTATATAGTGAATATTATTTAATAGATTTGCCAGAAACAAATCCTAAAAATAAAGAAGGTAAAATATATCCTCGATTTAGTGAGGATTTATTTGCTAGAAATAATATACCTTATACTAAATTTGAAAGAAAGCATAATGTAGATATACCATTAGAAAAGCAAACTAATACAGAATTTTACCAAACATTGAAAACTAGAGTGCAAGGATTGCGAAAATGTATGAATGACCCAAATGAAACACCAGAAAGAAAAGAATATTACCAGAAAGAATATGAAAAAGAATTACAAGTTATTACCAATCTAGATACATCAAATAAACCTATTGAAGAAAAAATAAGTGATATATGCAAATCAATTTATTGGAATAAAAAAACATTGGATGCAAATCCGCAAGATTTTAATTATGAAGAATATGAAAAGTTTTTATATGCTAGCAACAACTTAGAATTAAAATTCCTTAGAACATTCTTACCTGATGAATATTTTAATTTTAATCTAGATAAAACAGTTCATTCAATAAATATGGATTTATTAAAAGATAAAATTATAAATAATGATAGGGTATTTAGGCAATATATATTTGGTTTCGGTCAAGATATTAAAAAATATTGGGCGTTTAGACCATTTATTTATGAAGTGCAAAGTATGTTACCAACATTAGATTATAATTATATGTGTGATAAATTTGTAAATTGGAATTTAATAATGAATTTATTATATGACAGATGTGCTATAAGTAATCTGGATATCCCATTTAGTGTAAGATTTAAAATTCCAACAGATGATTTTGCATTAATCGATACAAAAGATAAAAGTAAAGGAATTAAAATTAGATATATAAAAAAACAATATGATTTATTTGATTTGACACAAACTAAATTTATAGGTATTCTAGCAATTAAGAATTATTACAAGGCAAGACAACAAACTGAAAATAATACTAAACGGTTAATGTTATTATATGTATTTAAAAATTTAAATAAAAATCATTGGGATAGATTTGATACTATAAAAGGTGTTGTTTCTGACTATTTTATTGTAAATGCAGATATGCAATTTATTAATGAAGGTGCATTGATATCACATCCTAATATAACATTCAATGAATTACGTCATTTTAAAAATATGAATGAAAAAGGTGATATTAATATATATGGCACCGAACTAGATAATAGTGCATTATTTATGTCATTGAAAAAATATACCATTGATGAATTAAAAAAATTTAATGAATTGGGATTATTTGAAATTGAGATTAAAGATTTAGAATATAAATTTTTTACATTTACTAAAAAAAAAATAAATATAAAATATAACAGGAATACTATCATTGCAGAAAATATGGCTCAAAATATTTCGCAAACTGGTGGCTTAAAAAAGGAAGTAATTAAATATGATTTGAAAATATTAAAAAATACTTATGAAAAGTTATTATATGAAGGTGATAGTGAAATATCAGGAAAAAGTTATGTTGATTATTTGGGTAATGTTTCTAAAACTATAGATTTGTGGTTAAAAAATCAAAATGAATATAATGAGAAATATACATTAGCATCTAAAATTTTATATGATTATATACTTATTGCAAATGATGAATTGAAATTTTATAATAATAAATTAAATAGACAAATAACTGGGTTAAATATTACAAAATATATACCAATTAGTTCTAAATTTTATGCAAATTTAGAATTATTTAAAAAATATATGCCTAGTATATTGGAAACATTAAAAGGTGAAGATAATTTATTATATTTTGGTTATACTCCATCGCCTATAGAATATATTAAATATAACAATTATAAAATTAAAAATATAACAACTATTATACCCACTTTTGGTGAAAATAAATATAAAGATGTATTATCTGAATGGAACAAATATAAAAAAACTATGCAAGATATTTATAATCTTGATATATTAGATTATAAAAAAAGCATATATGATTTACCATTTGAATCACTAGATAATGATAATAAATACAATTTAGTTATCTATACAATTTATGATTTTGGTGGAAATGTATTTATGTATGAAAATTATTTAAATACCCCAAATATTTTTGTTGGTGCATTATTAGGATTAAAAAATACTAAATTAAAAGGCACATTTATATTAAATATCGGCAGTGTTGCTTATAAGCATTTGGCGGATATATATTTAATTCTTTCAAAATATTTTGAAAAAAGTGATTTATATTATCCAGAAATTTCAAATCCATTTAAAAAAACAGGAACTCATTGTATATTTAGAAATTTTAAAGGGATTACATATAAAGAATATAATGATTTATTAGAAATATTGGCTTTAATTAAACAAAATTATCCTAACGGTTCAGATAGTTTTAATATATACACTCCAGAACTTCGACATCGCTTTAAAATTACTAAACCAATTGATAATTCAATTCCACATTATCATATTAATGGTTTTTTAAATACATCAAGTAATGACCCTATATACAATGAAATCAGAGAATTTAATGATTCTAGATATATTAAACAATCTATATATATGACAAAATTACTAAATTATATTACTTTAGATAAATCAATTTTACAATATATTAAAATACCAACCCAAGAACAACTCACTAACGCCATCCTATATTGTAATAAATGGGGTATTGAATATTGGGATAAGTATTCTAGCAAGCCATTTCAAGATAAGTTCGGACGTATTATAATGGCGGAAACATTTGGATTACATCAACCGATAATATATAATTTCAAAACTCCAGCCCAATTTCATACTATTAGAAAGATAACACTGAAAATACCTACCAGTAAAAAATCCACTACTAAAACCATCACTAAATCTCTTACGATGTTTTCTAGAAAAACACCACCTACAAAACAATTTAAACAATCTAAAAAAACCAAAACATCAAATACACTACTACGTGTAAGTGATTTTATGAAAGATATAAAACTATCTAGACAAGCCCACGATTTATCATTTCGCGCGTCAAACATAAAATCACAATTACCTACAAAACGATATAATACAATGCTAGAATTAACACCTAATTTGGAATATAGTAATAATCGTTTGCAACAAGTTGGATATCTTATTGATAGCCGGCGGGATTTTACAAAGGCTAGAGAAGGACACATTGATTTGCAAAATAATAAATGGTGGGAAGTTAATAAGGCTTTTCGATTTTATAAACATAAAGATGATTTAGAAAAAATACATCTAGATGAAGTTGTCTGTTCTAAACTCAAAGATACTAGCATCTCCCAAGCTTGGTTGAAGATGTATGAAATAATTACAGACTGCAATTTGATTCATACAAACCGAAAAGGTACTTTTAATTCATTCCATATTTGCGAGGCACCTGGAACATTTATTAATTGCATTAATAATTACATTCATACTAAAACTAAATATACTTCATACGAATGGTATTCACAATCTTTAAATCCTAAGATTGCCAGAATAAAAGACCAGTTTGGATTAATTCGCAGACATCCCGAGCGATGGGATTATGGTGCTGACCAGACAGGTGATATTACCAAAATTCGAAATATTAACTATTATAAGAAAAAAGTTTCCCAGAGACCGCTAATAGATTTAATGACAAGTGATTGTGGCTTGGCAATGAAGGAACCTGGATATGAGAAAGTAGCATTTGCATCACTATTGGCTATTTTGCATATATTACCAATCAGTGCGACAATGGTATATAAAATACTTACACCGATAGATGAGCCGATTATATTAAATTTAGTTTATATTGCATATTGTAATTTCAAGGAATTAATTTTCTATAAACCAGTGCAAAATAACCATTCGCGGGAATTCTATATAATTGGTAAAGGTTATCTAGGAACTGAACCTAAGATTTTAGAAAAGTTTTTTAATGTATTGCAAAATATGAAGGATAAAGAAAATCAGCAAATAGATTTATTCCAGGATAAATATCCAGAAGCCTTTGTAAGTCAATTCATTGATATATCGAATTACCTCGCGGATAATTATATTTATACAATAGAAAGAAATATTTATTATTTAGATAATTTTGACAAACTAACGCCACAATTTTTAAAATTAATGAAAGATTATTATAATGAAAAAAATCAAGATTGGCTAGATAAATATAAACCACTAAGAATGTATAGTGATGTGGATAAATTATAAATGATTATTGTAAAAAAAATATTTTATAATGAACTAAAACATTCAGGCAAACAAACACTAAAACAATCAATCAACCAATTAAACAAACAAGAAAAAAATAGCAAGCAATGCTGAGGTAAATGAAAGACAAATCAGACAAGATTAATCGCAATAGCGTCTCCTTGTGTCCAACACTCTAACATTTCCTCCAACATCGCCTGATGTGCTAAAAGCAGTCCAGCAGTGTCTTCCAATCGTTGAATTCCCAGAAAGAGAGTTGCGAACAATTTGTTTGTTGGTGGAGAATAATCGGCATGAAGTGAAGGTTTCCAAGGTTTCCAAGATCTTCGATGAAGACCACATATATAACAATATCCATCATTATATAACCATATCCATAGTGGATAAACGAATGTTTGTTTACACCCATTGCAAGTGGAACAATGCATTTTGATTGAAACAAGAATAATATTACAAAATTATATAATTATATTTCAATTTTTGTTGAAAAAAATAAAAAATACTATTATAAATCACAATTTTTAAAGTTAATGAAAAGAACTATTATAATAAAAAAAAAATGACTAAAAGGCTAAAAGGCTAAAAGGCTAAAAGGCTAAAAGGCTAAAAACCATATCTTATTTATGACCATAGTCTATGAAAGTTCAAATGAAAATAATAAAATATTATGCAAAATCTAGTTGAAATTCACTGAGGTACATTGTGCCACGTTGATACTGAGGAATTTGGGTTAATACGTAGAACATAATTAGGAAATTGTTTATAGAATGAAGCACGGTCTCTGACAAAAAGACCACATTTATAACAATGTCCGTTGTCAGATGACGATTGCGTATATAGGAATATTTGTTTACATCCAATACATTTGAACCCCACATTACCAGGCGCAAGGTCAATTGGAAGAGCAGGGTTAGGGTCATTGTAATTTGCAAGTGTAGGGTCAATTGGAAGGGTAGTAATAGGGGCACTCGAAGTGTAATCCATTTTGATTGAAACAAGAATAATATTTCATACTAAAATAATTATATTTCAATTTTTGTTGAAAAATAAAAAAAATTTCTAAAAAAAGCAACAAATATTCTTAGTAATCTACATCCAACATCCAACCGAAAATTGCTTCGTGCCAAATCATAAAATCGTCGCTTTTCGTCCAACATTCTAGCATTTCCTCCAACATCGCTTGGTGTGCCAAAGGCAGTCCGGCAGTGTCTTCCAATCGTTGAATTCCCAGAAAGAGAGTTTTGAACAAACTGTTGGTAAGAAAAGTAAAATCGGCATGAAGTGAAGGTTTCCAAGGAGAATAATCACTTTGTCTTATTTTATGTTCGCAATACCTACACATTATTTTGCGGGATATGAAGGTAAAGCTATTGCACTGTTTGCAATTTTTTATTTTATATTGGCATACCGTACACATTCCCTGTGAATTGCAAATTTGGCAATATATAGAACCCGCTGATGTAGACATTTTAATTGAAATAAGAATAATATTTCATACTAAAAATAATTATATTTCAATTTTTGTTGAAAAAAATTAAGATTGGTTAGATAAAATGAATATCTACCAATACAATACTAAACATTACTCATACTATATAGGTAGATATGAATATTTCCAATTCTCCAACATTTCCTCCAACATCGCTTGGTGTGCCAAATAAATAAACAAGAAAAAAAATAGAAGGCAATGCCTAGGGTAATGAAAGACAAATAAGACAAGCTTAATCGGCTAACTCATATCGCCGAGAGTCATTCGGGAAGGTATGCTAAAACAAATCTGCAGCGCTTGTATTGTCATCCTCTGTCCAACATTCCAACATTTCCTCCAACATCGCTTGATGTGCCAAAGGCAGTCCAGCAGTGTCTTCCAATCGTTGAATTCCCAGAAGGAGAGTTGCGAATAATTTATTGGTTTGGTATCCGAATTCATGATGGTTTGAGTATTTCCAAGACATTTCATCAAGATCATCATGTTGATCATCATGATCATCATGATCATCATGATGATCTTGATCATAACAATAAGAATTATAAGATTCTTCCTCTTCAATACATTCTTGACAATTTGGAGGACAATTACACCAAGGTTTTGAGGAATGGGTACAATGACATGTGTATGCGTCATTCCATTCATTGTCACTGTAATCTGGAAAGCGAGACATTTTTTTTTGCAAAATCAGCTGTTAGAACAGAAAATAATATAATTTATTTAATTTTAAAAATTTTCAATTTTAGTTAGAAAAATCTAAAAATTCCAAAAAAAAAACTAATATGCCTAATATTATTATTGGCTAGATAACTATAAACTAATCTATATATGTTGAAATAAATGCACAAAATAAATGCAAAAAATAGAATAAATTGAAAAAATAGCAAAAATTGATAAACTAATATGTATATAGTTCAAAGTATTCTCACACTCTTAATTCTTTCTTTGGAAAATGGTTCAAGGAAATCAAGTTCAAGGTAGCATTACTATCTTTGTTCCACGTCCACTAGTAAATGAAAATCGTCTCCGCCGGCAAAATCGGCAGCTCACTGAGATTGTGGTTCTGATGGGACGAGATGCTGCGATTCAGGCATTTACTAATCACTTTGGAGTGAATCCTTTGGATGTCTGCGAACCGGGGTCGATTTGTGAACTTGACCGCGAGCAATTCTTCTCAGACTGTTCAATTGAAGAGTATTCCCAAGGACAAAACAATTTTGTAATTAGAATGTAGAAAGACATCTTGCACCATTTCTATATTCTATATACAATTCATCTATTGTCCTTGATTTTTTTATTTTTTTTTATTTTTTTATTTTTTTTTTATTTTCTCTTTTTATTTTCTTTTTTGTCAATAGAATATTTTATTAAAAAGTAAGTTTATTTTTTTTATATAGTCATCTATATCGTAAAATAATGCAAACAAATAATTACTTTTAATTTCACCAAATTCATTTTCCCTAAAGCCAGTCACCCTAAAACCATTTCCCCCAAAGCCATAGTCTTTAAAAATAGTAATTATTTTATTGCATAATTCCATATTGTTTTCTAGATATGAAATGTTTTCTAGGGATAGGGATAGTATATTTTCGGTGTTGCTAGAATGATTTTCCTCCAAAAAATTTGATGGAGGCTGAATCACAGTTGTTTCATAAGTTTCTTTTAGTTTGTAATAAACGTCTGCGCGTTCATCTTTAATCATTTCATAGTCTTTTATTGAACCTTCTAATAACCAAATAAACATATTCCAATTGTCTTGTAAATTATATTTGTTTTCCTTTCTTGCATTCTGGGGAATACATTTTTTATCTATCTCTTTAAATAATTTATAGATGCTAGAGAGTGTTTGCAATTCTTGTAAATATATTTTATTATTATTTTCCTCTTCTTTGCAGATTGCACAATCTTTTACAGAATCTTTTACATAATCTATTGCAAAATCTTTTTTATTCTCAGTTATAAAATTTGGTATCCAGAATATCCTGTGAATCGGGCAATCAAAATAATCAACATTATCAAAAATATTAAAACTATCAATAAAAGGAAATGTTTTATTCCAAATATTCCTATGTTTAATAAAATAATATGCCAAAATACCACATATTGCAAAATAGATTATAAATATTGCAAAACATAGTAATATAACAATATTCATTATTTTTTGCTTTTGCTTATGTATTTCTATTTGCTATTCTAGAATACATAATTAAATAAATTGCAAAATAATAACACAATACATAATACGTAAAATATAACACATAAAATAATAACTTAAAAAGTAAAAATATATATCAAGTAAAAATATATATCAAATAAAAATACATATATTTTTGATATATACTTGTGATAATAAAATGTATGCACCAAAATTGAGACAATCTAAGCGTTTATTAGAAGTATCATCTATTAGAAAAAAGAATGTTGGTAAATTCATTACGCCTATGCAGCCATTTCAAAATCCTTTAGGAAATCAGAATAATGATGATGATAGTGATGATGATGGTAATAATCAGCCGTTTAAGTTTCCAAAATTGTTTGGTAATAATCAAAATGATGAGGTATATACAGAAAAGAATCATATTTATTTTAAGACTGATGTGTCTAAGGAAAGTATAGACCAATTATCCAATGAGATTGACCGTTTAAATAATAAATTGCAAAATTTGGAAAAAAAATCGGTGTATGGTCAATTTTCACCAAAGCCAATATATCTTCATATTACAACTAATGGGGGCGATTTACTTTCTGGTTTTTTCGGATATGATAAAATAAAAGCATCTAGATATCCAATAAATACAATTATCGAAGGAGGAGTTGCTAGTGCTGGTAGTTTATTAAGTATTGCAGGAACTCATCGTTATATGACACCTAATTCCCATCTTTTGATACATCAACTGCGGACAGGGATAATTGGAACTTATGAAGAATTGGTGGATGAGAAGAATAATTGTAATCAGTTTATGTCTAAATTAGTTAATTTATATCATATAAATTGTAATGGAAAATTGAGTAAAACAAAGATTAAGGAAATTTTGAAACGTGATGTATTTTGGGATGCAAAAACTGCGATAGAAAATGGGTTGGTAGATGAAGAATGGAAGGGTAATGCGGATTAGTTAGGTTATTACTTAGATTTATTGTTTCCACAATTTGTGTTTCCACGATTTGTTATTTTTTACTGTTGGCTAAAAATGTATAAAATTATTATATAACATAGTTAATACATACAAAAATATCTATTTTTAATAAATTTTCTCAAAAGTTTTATAATAGGCATATTCTCAATTAAATAAGGCAGATAATATATTTTAAAAAAATTTTTGACTTTTAAATTCATTTGATAATTATTTATTAACTAAATATTAATCTAATTTTGGAAAATTATCTATTAATAAATTATATAATATTGTGTCTTTATGGTCTTTTTCATAAATAAATGTATTGCAAAAATCTATAATAGTTGTTTCTTCAAAACCTTGGAAACCTAAAATATTTTTTGTATTATTTATAAATAAGTTTTTATCAAAGTCTATAAATTTACCATTAAATATATTTGTAATCAACCAAAAAAAATCTTCTTTACTATAAAATATTATACCTGCAAACTTTACATATTTTTTATTTACTTTATTAACATCTATTTGCCAACCTTTAATAATATTATCTTTATAATCTACTAAATCATTGTAAAATAAAATATATTTATTATGGTTTCTAAAAAACAAATCATCATATAATAATATGTTATCACAAAATTTTTTATGAGCCTCCCTAAATTTTATTTGCAAATCATATCTATTAATATTCTCTAAATCAGAATCAGTTTGATTTTGTAGTTGTTGATTTATAAATTCACGTTCTCTTATAAGTGCTTTTCTCTTAATCTCGTCGTCTATATTACTAAACGATTCTTCACTAATTTTTCTATAATTAAAAGATATTCTACTAAAAGAAATATTAGAATTATTAAATAAATGAATTTCTTCTAAATTATCTAAATCTAAAATAGATTTATCAACAAATAAAATATTGCAATTATATGCCCTAATGATTTTTAAACTTTTTGGCATCGTAATGAAATCTAAAGACATTAAACTATTATTCCTTGATATATCTAAATCTTCAATGAAAACATCATGAAAGAAATTCAATTTTGTGAATATAAAACGTAAATTATTATTACTAATATCTCCAGAAAAATGTAAGGCTGTTATTATAGTCATTTCTTTGCTTTTGTGTTCATTATTGAGTAATTTATTTATAAATACTATATTTTTTCTCAATTCAACACTATCATTAGGTATAATGAAATAATTATAAAATATATAAGACCATACATAATTTGTGGCATTTGCAAATTTTGATAAACTTGATGCAAATTTTGATAAACTTGGTAAATTAGATTCCGAATCTTTGAAAGTATTAAATAATAAATTTAGTTTATCAATATTAAATTCTAAACGTTCTACTGGGTCATTTAATCCTGTAATATCATTTAGTTCTTCATATTTTGTTTTATCAGTTTTATCTAATGCAAATATATTGGGAAAGTATATCCTTGTATCCTGACTTTTAGGAGCTAAAGATGAATTCCTTCTTGTTTTATTCATATTCAAAGCTCTATATATATTATTACCACGCTTTTTGTATGATTGAAATTCTGGAAATTTTTCTATATTTAATTTACGTGATTTGATATATTTTTTTCCTGTAATTGAGGGTAATGCAAAATTATCGTAATATTTAAATAAATTACAAAGATTATATTCCATATACCCTGGATTATCAATTGTTTTATTTAATATATCAGTAAAAGTTTCAAGAATATATATTTTGTTTGTTTCTTCTATTAATGAAACATCTAAATCACAAGACCTACAACAAGATACAAATAATATACCACTAATATTTTTATATTTAATTAACTCAGATAATGTAGTACTATTAGTTGATGCTCTATCAATATTAGTATCTCGTAAAGTAGTAGGGTTGCTAGGGTCTATTTTAAAATAAGCCATGTCAATACGTTTTTCTGCAGGTTTTATTTCTAATACTAAATCATTACACATTTGACCTGGATAAAAAGTAGTTGCAAATTCAAGTAAAGAATTTTCAGTATCTCTTAAATAACAAGATGGATTACTTAAAAAACTATTATTAAAATTTGGGTTTTGTAAATTATCTATAATATTAGTTATAAATTCTGCAGGAACAGAAAACAACATTCTATTAAGAGGTGTTAATATACATATCATAAGATTATCAGGAATCTTAAAAAATTCTGTTGTGCATGCACCGTGTGTAGAAATTAATGACATATTTTTAAAAATTGGATTTATTAAAATATTTTCTTTTACTTTTAACATTTTTTTAATAATTTTAATTGCATAATATTTTAATTTATCTTGTTCCACGCCTTCACTGTATGATAAACTTTTATTGTTATTATTGTTATTATTGTATCTGATTTGTCGAGTCCTACCACTAACAATTGGCTCACCTGCAATAGTATTTATTATTCTACTATAATTTTCAAATCTTTCATCTAGACTAGGAGAATCCGCTGTTTGATTTAAAGATAATTGATATTTATATCTTTTCAAAAATATATCGTAATATTTATCAATCTCTGTTTGCCTTGCATTTTTTACATTCTTTTGAGTTTTTTTACTCATTGTAATAGGTATATCCTCTAATAAAGTATCGTAATTTATTTTATTGAATTATATTAATATTATTAATGTATGTGATTTTTATTTATGGCATGTTCAAAAAGAATTGTGTGTTTATTTGTATTTTTTTGAGTTTTATTTTATAATAATTTAATAATCTAGATAGTTATGAAAAATAATATTAGAAAGAAATTTATAAATTTATTATTATTGGAAATTAATAAATTCAATAAACATAAAAAAGATAAAAGAGGTTGTG